CTTTCTGTCTGATCCTCGAGCGCTTTTCTTTTGCGCTCATTTCCCCAGCCGTCTTCGGTGTTTTTGAGGAGACCCGCTTCTTGGGGCGGCAATACGGCGTTCCTCGCTTCTCCCCTTCCTGACGACCGCAGGGCTTTCCGGTACGGACATCGACCCACTCTTCCTTGAACCACCTTTTGAGCGCAGCGCCCTTCTTGGTCTTGCGAACCCGGCCCCCGCTCTTGAGTTGCTTGGACATATCTGTGCGGTTGATAGCCATTATTTTTTTCGATCATTGATGATCTGGAAAAGCTCAGAGACTTTCTCTTCCAGAACACGGACACGCACAGTGATCTCGGCCCTGAATGCAACAGCAAGAGCCGCAACCACAATAACGCCCGATACAATCGGCCAAAAATTCACGAACTCGTCCATCAGAACTCTTTGTATCGCTTCCGTCTGCTGGGCCTTACAGCACCGCATCCCTTGGTCATGGAGCCACCATCAGCCATTTTCTTGGCCTTGTTGCCCCAGTTCTTGGCCCCAACCTTACGGCATTTGGCAATAGCCCCGGATGCGTAAGCACTGGGGAATACGCGATATCTTGCCTTTACTTTTCTGTAGCAAGCGTCTTTTTTCGATGACTCTGCCATGTCACTCAGCCTCTTTCGCCGGGACTATAGCACTACTTGCTTTTACTTTCTTGTTTTTTGAAACATCCCTGAGAGGCTTCTTAGGTCCGCCTCGCTTGCCATTGGCATTCCCCTTCTCTGGATTGTCATGGTCATCTCGTTTTCTGGAACGTCTATTTCGACCACATAATCCAGAGGGGCCTTTCTGCTCGCCCTTTCGGAGAGACACAACATTCTGTTTTTCATTTTCCTGAACAGACCAAGAGAGTAACCCGGCGGTGGGAAAGTTTATTGATTTCTTGCCGACCCTAACCGTCAAGATGTCGTTGTTTTCTGAGAGAAAGTAATCATCGGCATGGTAGACATCCGTGCCGTTTACGTCCTCGATTTCGAGGGTGTATTTGCGGATTTGCTCTTTTTTCTTAACCATGTCAGGTAGTCCGCAGCAGCCTCTGGCTCAAAGAACATTGTCACTAGTCTCGGGTCGCTATCGTCGTATTCCGGGTCAATGATCGCAACGGAACTGGGGAACATATTGACATCCGACAGTCCCAGCTTGGCGGCATACTCATCAAGCTCCTTGTACCCGGCACATCTTACAACATGGCTAATTAGCCCGGTAAGGGGGTCTTTTACCATCCCATAGCCGGATGTGTGCTTATGACCGGCAGCAAGAATATGGTCCCTGTGGCCCATAGTTGCCGCCTTCACAAGGCCGTGAACCGTGTTCCACATCGAATGACCGGGGAAATCGTGGCGGGTGTTCACCCTGACTTCCTTGCCGTTGGGAAAATTCATGGCAATGCGGACCTGATGCGCCCGGTAGACCGTGTTGCTGTTCTGCACCATCCACTTTATGGGGTCTCCACTTCCGCTCCATAGGTCGTGGTTGCCGCCAACGATGTAGAGCCAGTCAACAGCCGTGACGAGCCATTCCGTTAGCTGCCAAGCCTCCGCTGAAGTAGTCGCTTGGTGTTCGTAAAGTGAAGCAAGGCGTCCAATCCAGTTATTACTGATGTCGCCTAAGTTTGCCGCAAATAAAGCAGGCGTCCTGTTAATGATTTCAACGTGTCTTTCAAGTAAAGGAAAGTTAGTGCCGGGGTCATCAACATGAGGATCACCCATAAACAGAAGCCCAATAGGGCCGTCGAGCTTAACAGACACATTAAGAATTTCAGGAGTAGAAGACTTTTTTCTTTGCCACTCCTTCCTTCTTCTTTCTTTAAGCTCCTCAAGGTCTTGGTGTCCTTTTGCCTCTTGAGTAACGTCAAATGAAGCCCCCCAGATATCTGCGCCTTGTCTTTCGGCGCTAGCTAATCTATCCCTAAGGGTACTTCTGGGTATCCCCAATTCTTTTGCAGTATTTGTTTTATTGAATTCGTTGCGTCTTAGTGCTTCAATAGCTTTTTGAAGCTCAGTGGGCAGAAGGTCTGTCACCTCGCCGCTCCTATGCAGTTGTTGCTAACGCAGTCGATCAGCATTGTAAGGTAAACTAATGTACAATCAACCTTTTAGCCAACCGCCCGGAGTGTTTGGAGCGCAATCTGCTATGGCGCAGATGCAGAGCGCCCCGTCGCTGCCCGCAGGAAACCCCGGCGCTCGCGAGTATTTTAACTATTCAATGGGAACGCTGAGCAACGCCACAATGCCTCGGGCGATGATGCCGCAGGGCATTAGCTCCTTGGTCCCGCAGTATCAGTCTGGTGGGGATGTAGGCGTTGACCTCGGCTTTGATCCCGGCCTTGCTCTCGGCTTTGATTCCGGCTCTGATTCCGGCTCTGATTCCGGCTCTGATCCCGGAGTTAATGCACCTGACGTGTCAGGTCCGGATCCGTTCTCTCCCGATGCCGCGATGGCGGAAGCCGCGATAGCTGCACAAGCTGCACAAGCTGAACAAGATAACCAAGATGTCATGTCATTCACCCAGCCAAGCGGCGGAAGCACACCGGTTGGGATGCAAGAATCCCAACAGGCACAAGATGGGGCTGGCACAAGCACTGGGCCGATGACTGATCAAGATTATAAGGACTACTATGATTCCCGCATAAAAGCTGCGACAGACCCTGAATACGCGAAGTCACGGCAAGACTTGTATAATTTTTTGGTGAAAGACTACACAGGCAATGTCGTCACAGGTAAAGATGAGCTAACAAAGGCCGAAGACCTAAACAAGGGGTTCTTTAACAGCCTTATCAAGACTTTCACGCCTTTCCAGAAGGGCCCCGTGTACAACCCAGCGACGGGCTCCATGACGCGGGGGACATACGTTGACAGAGGCGGTCTTTTTGGAATGGCGGTGGGCAGCCTTTTGGGTCCTCTTGGCTCTTTTGTTGGCGGCTCTCTCGGTTCCGGCAGGGGCGGGTATGTCCCAGTAAATATTAGTGGGAGTGACGACTTCGGCAATCCAGACATGGACATGGTCGGCATTCCCTCTCAATCAGAGATTGACTACATCATCGATCAGATGACGCCGCCTGATACCGGAGATGATATTGATCCTGACCTTGGCGATCCCCAGCAGGCAGCACCAGCAGTAGCGCCCGCGTATGTTCCGCCGGTTTACCAGACCTATGCCGGATTAGGTTTGCCGTCTGTAAGCCCCATTCCGCCCTTGCGTAGAGTCACGGTGCCAATCAGCAGCTTTGTTGTGTAATGGCCCAAACTGATGTGCTTTCTGGTCTTTCGCCAGATAAGCTAACTGAGTATGTGCGCCTAAAAGAGGCGCTGGTTCAGCTAAAGAACAAAGATCAGTGTCGCGAAGACTTCATGTCTTTTGTGAAGACTGTCTGGCCCGACTTCGTTATGGGCAAGCACCATCAGATTTATGCAGAAAAACTGCAACGTATCGCTGATGGAAGCCTTAGGCGGTTAATCGTCAATATGCCGCCAAGGCATTGCCTTGCCCTAGACACCCCGATTATGACCACGACGGGATGGAAAACGATGGCAACTGTTGAGACTGGAGATTATGTCTTCGGTCCAGATGGTCAGCCGACTATGGTTTTGGGTAAGTCCGAAATTCATCGAGGCCGCAGAGTTTGGCGGGCATCCACTGATGACGGAGCCTCTATTCTTTGTGATGATGGACATCTTTGGAGTGTCGCTCTTTGCCGCAAGCGTCGTGTTTTCAAGAAAAAAACAGCTAAGTATCTAGCTGACAGACAGAAAAATATGTCTGAAAAAAGACCTCCGAGGCTCCCGGATCAGGCGGCGGTCGATTATGGTCATAAGAACCTATTGATTGACCCCTACACATTTGGTGTTTGGCTGGGAGATGGAAGCCAAGGTCAAGCAACTATCACCATGCACAACGACGATCAGGGAGTAGTCCGTCAGCGCATTGAGCAGGCTGGGTTTGTGACGACAAGCCGTAGGACTAGATTCACCTTTGGTGTCTTGGACCTTAAAAGTCGGTTGGCTGATCTGGGGGTGTTAAACAATAAGCACATTCCAGCCGAATATCTGATGGCTAGCAAGGTCCAGCGACTAGCTCTACTGGACGGCCTCATGGATACTGATGGAAATGTATCCAAGGCTAGGCAGTGTTTTCTTGCGACCTCATCTCCGGTTTTGCGCGATCAATATCGCGAACTTCTCTGGTCCTTGGGTATTAAGAACGGACTTTCTACGTCCAGAGCCATCTTCAATGGGCGGGACTATGGCGAGACTTACCGCGTAGGATTTTATGCAAAAGATGTTGGGACTCTCCCGAGAAAGCGTGAAAGGGCAACCGGGCGCATTAAAGACGTAGGGCGGTATCTTTCGTTTGAAGAGGCTGGAACGGCTGATGTTCAGTGCATAGAAGTCGCTCGAAAGGACGGCCTTTTTCTGGCTGGACACGGGTTTATCCCAACCTCAAACACAAAATCTGAATTTGCCAGCTATTTGTTCCCGGCCTTTATGATCGGCAGGAACCCCAAGCTCAAGATCATCCAGACTACTCACACTGCTGACCTTTCTGTGAGATTCGGTCGCAAGGTCAGGAATCTGGTTGATACGTCTGACTACCGGGCGATCTTCCCGGAGGTCCATATGCGGAGCGACAGTAAGGCTTCCGGGCGATGGGATACTGACGCTGGCGGTGAGTATTACGCTGCGGGTATTGGCGGTGCCATTTCAGGTCGTGGCGCTAATCTGCTGATTATTGACGACCCGCATTCTGAGCAAGACGCTATGAGCGCCACTGCTTTAGATGCGGCCTATGAATGGTATATCAGTGGTCCGAGACAGCGCCTTCAGCCGGGTGGGGCGATTGTTCTTGTTATGACTAGGTGGGGCAATAGGGACTTGACCTCACGCCTCCTGAAGGACCAGTCCAATGAGAAGGCGGATCAGTGGGAGGTTGTTGAGTTTCCTGCCATATTCCCGGAAACGAACAACCCTCTCTGGCCCGAGTTCTGGAACTTAGAAGAGCTAGAGAAGGTCAAGGCATCTTTGACCGTTGCGGCTTGGTCTGCACAGTGGATGCAGAACCCTTCTGCTGAAGAAAGTGCAATCCTGAAGCGAGAGTACTGGAGAATCTGGGAAAAAAAGAACCCCCCGGAATGCGACTATATCCTCCAAAGCTACGACACAGCTTTCTCAAAGAAGGCCAAGGCTGACTACAGTGCCTGCACCACTTGGGGTGTATTTACTGACCAAGATGAAGGTCAGGGCATCATATTGCTGGACTCTTGGAAGGAGCGTCTGGACTTCCCTGAGTTAAAGAAAAGGGCATATGATGAATACAATTACTGGAACCCGGACATGATATTGATTGAGGCGAAAGCTGCCGGGACACCTCTAACCCATGAACTCAGGAAAATCGGGCTTCCAGTTTCCAATTTCACTCCTAGCCGAGGTAATGATAAGATAGCCCGCGCTCATGGTGCTGCTGCTGTTTTTGAATCCGGCCTTGTTTGGGCACCCGAAAACAAGTTTGCACAAGAGTTAATTGAAGAGTGTGCCGCCTTTCCTGCTGGCGACAGCGACGACTTGGTAGACAGCACAACTCAGGCTATTTTGCGGTTCAGGCAGGGTGGTTTCATCAGGTCTGAAACGGATTATGAATTAGAATCGTCCGCGTGGCGTGAATCGAGAAGTTATTACTGATGGCCTTTGTAGAGAACGAAGAGACCCTCGACAATCCTATGGGGATGGTCATTGAGGAAGAAGAGGTCGAACTTCCCGAAGACATGATCGCGGAAGAAAATCCTGACGGCAGCGTTTCTTTCTATCAGGAAGAAGTGCCCTCAGAGCAGGAAATCCCGTTTGACGCCAACCTTGCTGAGTTTCTTGACGATACCTCTCTTGGGGCGCTTTCGGCCCAACTTCTTGGAGACATTAAGGGCGACCTAGATTCTCGCTCTGAATGGGAAGAGACCTACAGGAAGGGCCTTGATTCTCTGGGCATCAAGTATGAGGACTTTAGGGACTTCCCGTTTGAGGGCGCGAGCAGCGTTACCCATCCCCTTCTTGCGGAAAGTGTAACTCAGTTTCAGGCTCAGGCTTACAAGGAGCTTATGCCTGCTGGTGGTCCTGTTCGGACCCAGATTGTTGGCGCTTCAAACCCGGAAATTGAAGCTCAGGCTGATCGCGTTGCCGAGTTTATGAACTACCAGATTACGGTTGAGATGAAGGAATACGATCCAGAGATGGATATGCTCCTTTTCTATCTCCCGCTGAGCGGCTCTGCCTTCAAGAAGACGTACTACGACCGCGTGGTAACGAGGCCGGTCAGCAAGTTTGTTCCTGCTGAAGACATTATTGTCCCGTATGGGACAACCGACTTGGAAAGCGCACAGCGCATTGCCCAGCGTATTTCCATGCCGATGAATGAGCTTAAAAAGCTACAGTTCATCAATTTCTACAAAGATGTCGAAGTCCTGCCATCAGACAACAGCACATATGGCAGTTCCATCAGAGATGAGGAGGATAGTCTTGAAGGCGTTCATCCGAGTTATAGCGACGACAATCTCATTGTTTATGAGCTTCATGCGTTCATTGATCTCCCTGATTTTCCGCATCGTGACGAAAACGGTGAAGAAACTGGGATCGCTCTGCCTTACATTGTTACGATTGATGAAGGCTCTGGTGAGATTCTAAGCATCCGCCGGAATTACTACCCCGAAGACCCATTTACGAAGATTGAATACTTCATTCACTACAAGTTCCTTCCGGGTCTTGGTTTCTACGGGTTTGGCCTTCCGCACATGATTGGCGGTCTTGCCCGTGGGGCTACGAGCATTCTGCGTCAGCTAATTGACGCGGGGACTCTTGCCAATCTTCCGGGTGGTTTCAAGCAGCGTGGCGTTCAGCTTGCCGAGGAAGAGAACCCGATCCGTCCGGGTGAGTTTAGGGACATTGATGCCCCTGCCGGTCTTCGTGAAGCGATTATGCCGTTGCCCTTTAAGGAGCCAAGCCAGACTCTGCTTCAGCTTCTTTCTCTGCTGGTTCAGGACGGCAGGCGGTTCGTTTCGCTTGCCGACCAGAGTTTCAGCGACATGAACAACGAAACCCCGGTGGGGACAACCGTTGCTCTTATCGAGCGCGGGTCTCGTGTCATGTCGGCCATCCATAAGCGTTGCCACTACGCGCAGAAGCAAGAGTTCATCCTTCTTGCAGACATTCTTGGCCGCTACTTGCCGCCTGAGTACCCGTATAACCTAGGCAACATCAACAGGGTCATTAAATCAACCGACTTTGATGGCCGAGTTGACATCATTCCTGTTTCAGACCCCAACATCTTTAGCATGTCTCAGCGCGTTGCTCTCGCTCAGAACATTCTTCAGATGGTTCAGTCTAATCCTCAGATTCACGGCGAGAAGGGTGTATATGAGGCTTATCGCCGTATGTACGAAGCTCTTAATGTTCGTGATGTTGAGCAGCTTCTGCCGCCGCCTCCGCAGCCGCAGCCGAAAGACCCAGCCCTTGAGAACAATGACTTTACCAAGGGCATGGGGGCGCAGGCTTTTGAGGGTCAGAACCATGATGCCCATATCAAGGCACACATGGCGCTTATGGTTATTCCGATTGTTCAGGCAAACCCGACTATTGTGGCAAACGTCAATGCCCACATCATGCAGCACCTTGGTCTGAAGGCCCGTGAGATTGTCACTAGCACGATGATGGAACAGGTCGTCCAGCTTATGCAGGCTCAGGGCGGAATGATTGCGCCGGAACAGCAGGCTGCGCTTGCAAGTGAGATCGAGAACAGGATTGCGGAAACTGTAGCGGCAATGACTGAGGGCTTTGCTCAGGCTCAAGAGCCTTCACAGCAGAAAGACCCACTTGTGGCGATCAGGGAGCAAGAGGTTATGCTTGCTGCCCGCAAACTTGAGCTTGAGGGCGAGAAGTTCAAGCAGAAGTCTGCGCTTGATTCGTCCAAGGCCGCTGCACAGAACATGGTTGATGTGGCGCGTGTTGAGGCTCAGAACAGAGCCATTAGTGAGCGCAGTGCCATTGCTCGTGAGCGTATTGCGGCGAATCTTGTGGGGAGAATTGGTCGTGGCTAAGAAAACCAAACTTCAGAAGGCTTTTTCGGAACTAAAGAAAAATCCTCCTGATATTATTGCCAAGACTCGCAAGAAGAAGGGTAAGAAGGCTGCTAATAAGCAGCGTATCGCCATTGCCTTGTCCAAGGCTGGCAAGTCTCGCAAAAAAAGGAGTGCGTGATGGAAGATACTGGTTTGAAGGGCAAGATGCCCAAGCGTATGGCTGGTGTTGATACCTCGATGAAGGTTGAGTATCAGGGCGAAGTCC